GTTATTGACGCACCACTGGTATTACCTACCAATAGTTCACCGATCTGGAAGTCATCTGTTACTGATTTTAATTTTAACCAGCCTTCTGATTTATCCCAATCAGCAACCATAGCTGTACCACCAGTAGTTCCACCTGTAACTTGTTCCTTATCAATAAAGTTTCCAGACAGTCCAGCTGGTACTGATTGTATATCAAAAGCAGCAGTAGTGTATCCACTACCACCACTGTCTATTACTATCCTTTCGACGGAATCATATCCTGATCCTTCGTTAGTAATCTCAACTTTAGTGAGCGAACCAGACGAGTTAAAAGTCGGAATGACCACAGGTTTGGTGCCTGTGCTACTAGGATCAGTGAAATCAATACTAGATCGAGATACATCATAACCACTACCTCCTGAAATTATTTCTAGACCAACCATCTTACCGTTCTTCACAGTAGGATCTAAGACAGCTGGGGTTATTGGAATAGATCCACCCACATTTACAACGATCATCTCAGCATGTGCTGTTGCTCCTGTACCATCACCTGTAACAGCAACAGTCGGAGTAAAGTTATACTTACTACCGTTTGTAGTAACTATAGCCTGTGATACTACATCTCCATCAAGTAACGGAGTCGCAGCAGCGGACTCGCCAGGTGATACAAGATAATAGTATTGTACAGTATAACCTGTATCTATTAACTCGTCGTCTCCCGCGAAGAACTCTCCACCTTCGTCGCTGTACTCGAAGAGTTCTGCTTTTAATTTATATGTATAGTTCTTACCTAACTGGTAAAAAGGTTCTTCATGCTCTACAAATTTAATCTCAAAATAATTAGATGATAGTGGGAAGTATATTAAATCTCCTTCTTGTGGTCTTTCTCCTACCTCTATGTCTTCGTCTAACAATAGGAACTGAGATATAAGATCACTAAATCTCTGCTGTGATATAACCATAGTTATCTCATCAGTCTGTCTGATACCAAACTTTGTCAATAGATCTCCACCACCTTGGAAACCATCAAAGTTTTCTAGATATGCTTCTATAATATATGAGTCATCAAACTGTGAGATGACCTCTTCATTAAACACATTATCTTTTGCTATCATTTGTCTGGGAATGTATAACACATCCATACCAAACATCTTGATATATTCTTCAACAAGATTCTGCTGAAGAAACTGCTCGTTACGAGTACCGTGTGTAAAGAATACGTTTCTTGCCATTATCCGATCATATCCATTGGAGGCATTTCATACTTCATTAGCATCTCATCTTCTATTCTGTCTAACTCAGTTTGTGCCTGTTGATATATTTGATCACCATTCATAGTGATACCACCTGGCAACTGAGCACCTTGGAACTTACTCAAGTTCTGACCCCACTGTCTCTTTATAAGTTGTGTAGTATATCTCTTGAGGAAAATATCATCATATAGTGTAGTAAATGATGAAGGATCCAATGCTCTGTAAGCATCAAATACTATGAAGTCACCATCGTTTACATCAGTCTTGAAGTCAAGATCCATGTATAACCTGTCTCCTCTTGCTTGGAATCTGATTTGTTTCTGTCCTTCTAGTAACCAGTATATATCTTCTAATCTTCTGTTTACCATTTCATATGTAAGAATCTCAGTCTGAGTTAGATCCCAGAGATCATTCAATCTCCACTGGTATCTTACGTCAAATAGGTTAGTAGTATTCTTAGATGTGAAATCAAATATCTTAATGACTGAGGTGACATGCTCAGGCATGGTAATAAAATTATTCTGCTCAAGAAACTCTGGTTGTCTAGCACCTACCTGTGTCACTGTAGTAGTTGTGTCAGTCTTCATCAAGTCTATAGTTGCTTGATCAAACTTATACTTTAGAAAAGTTCTAATATAACCATCAGTAGATCTCTCTTGAAAAAACTGCAAAGCATCATCAATCAGATCATCTATCTGATCGTCATCTACGTTTATTTCTAGGACTGGTGCTCCTAGTTTTCTTAAAGCATACTCTGCTAGAGTTGCTTTACTACTTGGTTTTGCCATTAGACTGTATCCACGTTGAATCTCACTCTTACATAATATGTAGTTGTAGGTAACAGTGTAACGTCACCTGGTAAAGTATAAGACTGTAGGTTAGTAGAGTTTCCTAACGATTGATGTTCAATGTTAATGAAAGTATCTCCCTGTGAGAACTGCCAGTCAGTTGAGTTATGTCCATATCCTGCCTTGATCTCAGGACTTAGAACGTTGATTGTAGGATTAAATGCGGGAGTAATAGTTTGTACTTCTGGTTGATCTACTACAGGTGTAGCAAACTGTACAGGAGATGAGTAATTACTTTGTAGTCCTGCGTTATCCTTATATTTGACTTGTACAGAGTATGTGACTGCGAAGTCAAGTGTACCAGCTGGTACTGTAAACGTAGTCAAGTTACCAGTATCACCTTGTGATAAGTCAGGTACAGTGATCTGTGCTGTATCATATACTGTCACGTTATCTGCCACTCTCTTGATTATCCAGAACGATGCTTGGTGTGTTGACCCTGCGTACTGTGATACAAATGCTCCTGCTGTAAATGTAGGTTGTCTATTGAATGTCAAGTTAGTTGTTTGATCTATATTGACCTCCATAGAAGCAGCTGCTTCCACGAACTCAGACTCATTAACAGTTATAGTAGCAGAGTTTGATGTAACTGATATCGCATTGCTGTTAGATAATACACAACGATACTCGTTATAGTTTGTTGGGAATGGTTGTGCGGGTGTAGTATAGCTAGCACTTGTCGCACCATTTATATTTGCCCAATTAGCACCACTGTCAGTTGTCTTCTGCCACTGGTAGTTCAATGCTCCACTGGTAATAGAAGCAACGATACTAAAGGTTGCTGTCTGTCCTTCAATAATAGTTTGTGGTTGTGGATGAGTTTGAATAGAGATAACTCTAAGAACTGTCTGTACAGCATAGGTTGATTCTATATCACTCTGAGCACCTACTAGACTTAGTGTACACTTATATCTGTCGTCATTATCATCAGCAAATACTAGAGCAGGAGTAGTGTAAGTAGCACTTGTAGCACCTGGTATAGTATTATAGTCTACGCCATTGTCAGATTTACTCCACTGATATGTGTGTGAACCACTTGATGTTGTACCCGCTACAGTATATGATGATGTGCCTCCTTCATTACCTGTTGCGTTGACTGGTTCAGAGGTTACACTATGAGTCCTGTAGACAGTTAGCAATGCGGCTGAGGTGAATACATCAGCGTCAGCACCTGTAGCCGAAAGCTTACAACGATACTGATCAGCATGATCTGCTGCGTAAGTTGCTGTTCCTGTATTGTAAGTAGGACTTGTAGCACCACTGATATCACTATATGGTTCAGTAGTCAATAGACTATTACCCTGACCTGTATGGTAGTGACACCAATAATATAGAACACTAGCTGCGTTAGGAGGTACGATCCATTCTATTGTTTTAGTAGTAGCAGAACCAAAGTCTGCGACATACTCTGCCATAGTTTTTGTAACACCATCTAACTTATAGGTAACACCCATCATATAGTGTCCGTTACCATTGTGATCACCGTCAACACCTGTACTGAACATCAATGGATGCTCTTGAGTATTATAGGTAGCATTAGATGAATCAGATTGATCAAAGATATATGTCTCTCCTCTTTCAAATTCAAAGTTGTTAGGTTTCTCTGTACCATTGAAGTAGAATACTCCTGTTGCCTGTCCACCGTTATTATCTACACCCACTGTGACATTGATAGTTTCACCACCATCTTTTCTCTGCCACTGATACTGGACTGAGGGTGCATGATTAGACCATATAGAGTTGTATAGCTCTGGGTCAGCAGCTGTCTCTGCCTTAGCAGAAGCACCACCACCAGCTGGTGTTGTCCAATTACCAACTCCAAAGGAAGAGTTTAGTAACGCACTGATAGCAGAGGTTGTTACTGTACCTACTGCTGTGAAACTTGTTGACTGTCCTTCATTTATAGTGCTGTCATTAGGATGAGAAACTACGCTAACTGATACTGATTCTACCTGTAAAGTAGCAGCATTAGAGAATGTATTATTAGCACCAGCCGCAGATATTAAACATCTATACTGATACTCATCAAACTGAGCTGAAAGTGTAGGTGTTGTGTATGATGCTGAAGTTGCTCCTGAAAGACCTGACCAGTTTTGTCCATCGTCAAGTGATACTTGCCATAGGTAGTTAAGGTCAGCACTATCTCCATCAGAAAGACTAGCAGCAACTGTGAAGTCTGCTGTACCACCTACTGCTCCTGTAGTATTGGCAGGGTGTGTGTCTACTGTTATAGTTCTTGTAACTGATAACTGGGCACTCGTAGATGTTATCTCTGAAGCACCGATAGCATTGACTCTGACTCTATAGTAGTCACCATTATCAGCATCAAATGATGCAGGAGGTGTACCACCACTGTCATATGTGGTAGCTGTAGTTGTATATGATGAACTTGTAGCACCTGGTATTTGATGCCATACTGTATTATCTTCTGACTTGTCCCATCCATATGTTAATGATGCTCCATCAGCAGTAGCCGCAGTTACACTGAATGTAGCAGCAGCTGGTGACACTGCTGATTGGTTTTGTGGTTGCTGTGATATTGTTACTACTCTAGTTACAGTCAATGTAGCAGAGTTAGATGTTGTATCAGCAGCTGCTGTATTAGAACTACAAACGCATCGGTATTGCCATCCGTTGTATGAGTAGTCATCATCTACTGTAAGTGTATCTGTTGTCTCTCCACTATGTCCTGATAGACTACTAATACTTGTCCAAGCACCACCTGTACTATACTGCCACTGGTAGTTGATAGTAGAACTGTCAGATATACTTGCGTTAAGAGGACCGAACTGTGCGTTAGTTCCTGCTCCTGCTTCTATTGTCGCATCCGAAGGTTGATCTCCGATTGTAATTACAACACCTGTACCTAGTGTATGGAAGTTATAGTTTCTTACCTCTCCAGAACTGTCCTCTGTAACTGTGATATCAAAGAATGAATCTTGATAGGATGATGTAACTGTACCTGATAGAACACCAGTTGATGTATTGAATGCTAGCCCTGTACCTGATATATCATCACCAGAAAGAGTATACGCCTCTCCTGCGTTAAATGTCTCATTAGCATAACTCTTAAACTCATCAACACCTATGTCTTTATTGATAGAACTATTGTGAGCAAATCCATCACCACCTATTTTACCTGTGGTTACTAGATTACCAGTACCAGTTCCCTGTGCTGTCTTGATATAGAATGGATGACTGGATCCTGCTGTAGTGTCAAATACTAGAATGTCGCCTGGTGTAGCATTGATCCCCGCATCATCACCACTCTGTCCTGCTGTGCTGTTTGCCTGTACAGTGATAGTACCATACATGTTATTGTGAGCTGTACACTGATAGTAATATACGCCAATCGGTACGCCAGTTGTAATCCACTTGACAGTACCAGATGCTGATGCTCCACCACCTGTGTATGTACCTGTTGACACCTGATTACTTGAACCAGTTCCCTGTACAGTCTTGAAAACAGTTGGGTGACTGCTACCCGCATTCATATTAAAGTTTATTGTATCTCCAACTTGTACTACAATAGCAGGGTCATTACCACTGATTGAACCAGTCCTGTCAGAACCAGATATGATATAGTCTTGACTACCGCTAGCTGTAACAGCAAAGTTATATGTATTGACTACAGGATTGACATTCTGTTCCTGTAAAGTATAGTTGCTACTACCTGAAGCGGTTACGTTCCAGTATCTTTTGGCAGTACCACCTGATCCAGATAACGTAATGGTACCATACATGTCATTGTGAGCAGAACATTGGTAATAGTAACTACCAGCTGTGACTCCTGTTGTATCCCAATATATTCTTCCGTTAGTGACACCTTGACCTCCTGTTGAACTTATATTACCGTTGTAGAACCATGTGATAGTCTTAGAAATGTATCTAGTAAACAGTCCTCTGACCTTACTAATTAAGGCACCTGTCTGACTATAGTCAAAGTCAACACCTGTGTCTACTGGTATTTGTTTGACGGTACGACCTGTATGTCCTGCTTCCTCTGAGTCTAACTCAGCATATAATGTGACGTTACCAAATGAAGGTCCGTCAGTTCCCTCATGTGTGTCAGATATTACGCAAGCATAGTTATTATCTCCACCACCTGTAGCATTACCTGTAGCACTGTTGACTACAGTTATCTCGATATAGTTATTAGCAGCATCCTGTCCTGTGATACCCCACCATGTCCCAGACTCAACATACAGGTTGATACCACCTAATACAAGACTTGTATCGGCTACTCTTATCTGTATCTTCTTTCCAATCTTGTTCAAGAAGGCAGATGAGTATAGAGATGGATAGTATATCCTAATGACGTTACTACCATTGCTAACTACAAATGGGTCAGTAGGTAACTTATATTCATGAGCTGTATTAGCAGGGTACGCTGTTGTACTTGTAGCAGCAAAGTTGCCAGGATCTCCTGATCCTCTGATCCAGTTTTTACATAAGACTGGTAGTGTACCTGTACTATGTGTATAACTGTTAGCTGCTATGAACTGACATACTACACCAGCTGTGATAGGACCTGAGAACGATGTACCTTGTATAACACTATAATTACCCACTGATGTATATGGGGTGTTAGTTGTCCAGTTATAGTTTGGTACAGTTACATGTTGACCTGGTGCTGTAACTGTTACAGCAGAACCATAGTTAGAGAAGTCTGCCCAGAAGTCATTGTAGTCTGTGGCACCTACAGAGATAGACGCGATATTTGTATCAACTGTGTTTACATCTCCGTCTGGATATCCAGATGATCTAGTTCCTGCTTGGTATCTACCCTGTAGAGGTCCTAAGAAACTATCACTAGAGTCTTTAAATCCATTACCCGCTG